AACAGATATAACGGGAACTTGGGTAATAGTTGGTGACGGTAGATTGAATAGAGGTATAAATGGTTCATTCTATATAGGTAGAGAATTTAGTGATACCTTTAATAGTAATCATTCTTTGAAAGTAGCAGCTACATTAATATCTACATTAAAAAGAGATTTCTTATTACCTGACGATACAGAGATATCTATGCAAGTAAGAGACCCATTGCAATGGGTTATTGATTATAGAGATGGAACACAGCAAAGATTAGCATATAATAATACTCCATATTCTTTTGATACATATTCAGAAAGATGTGTTCAGCTTTGGTTGATGGGAGATGGTTATTTGGATAGTTACTCTAATAACTTTAGAAATGACGTTAAGACTTCTGACCAAAGCTATACAATGCTAAGACTACAGAACATGGTATCTAACGATATAGAGAATGTAACTATTAACGGACTAACATAGTAATTAATAACAAGTAAATAAAAAACAATGAATGTATTTCAAAAAGCAGTAAACAACATTAAGTCAGGATTCGCTTCTTACACAGAAGTAACAAATTCGGCAAGTGTTGAGGTAAACCCAATGTTAAAATCATTGGAGCAAATGAATTATAGACCTAGATTTAAGTCTGTAGACAATCTAGAATACTTAACCTTTGGAGCATCTGATGATATAGATATTATGATTGATAAGCTGATGTACAAGTCAGCTACTCACTCTGGTATTATAACAAAGAAAGCTAAGATGATTACAGGTTCTGGCTTATCGGTTGATTCTCAATTGATTGGAACTAAAAACGCTAGGTTAAACACATTAATAAAACATGCTGGTGGTTCTAATGTAGGGCTTTATCAATTGATAACTAAGTCAGCATTTGAATATACTAAGAGTGGTGCTTGTGGCATTATCGTAGATTACGGTAAACCTAGAGATGGTAAAGTTATACCTGATGGAATCGTTAAATTTACAGCGGTTCCTGCAAGAGCAATGAGATTTGCTAGACCTAATGACGCAGGTGAGTATACTCATATTATATATAAGAAGTCATTTAAGTCTGGAGCTTTAGTTCCTGATGCAGAGTCTATTCCTTTATTTGACCCTTTCGCACCTAAGGTAGAAAGACAAATAATCTATGTTAAGAATCCTTATTCTATCTTAGATAGTTACGGATTACCTAACTGGATTGGAGCATTTAACTTTATTGAAGCTGATTTTGAATTTGGTGTACAGATAGAGAATGCTGCTAAGAATGGATTTACTCCTAAGACTCATATTACCATGATTGGTAGAAACATGAGTAAAGATGAAAGAAAGGCTGCTGCTGAGAATATTCAAGACAAAATGTCTGGTTCTCGTTCTGACCAAGTTCTTGTATCTTTTGTATCTAGAGAATCTGAGAAACCTCAAATAGATATGCTTGACTCTAGTCATTTAGATAAGACTATTGAAACAATGAGTAGGTTAAATGATGCTAAGATATTAACAGCACATAATATTACATCTCCAACTTTATTTGGAGTTATGACAAGTGGTCAAACAATGGGAGGAACAGGTACTGAAATGATAAGTGCTTTTAACCTGTTTAAGGCAACTGAAATCATTCCTGATAGAAAGGTTATCATAGATGCTTTTAGTTCTTTATTTGACATTACAGAGCTTGTAGGAGTTGAATTAGAGATTATAGACGAGGACATCAATGTAGATTTCAAAACAAAACCTGTTGAAGGTGGAAATGCTGATAAGAATCCTAATGCTAATACTAACAAAAAAGAAACTAAATAATGGCAGAGAATCTATTTATAAACGCGGAGTTTTTCAAGAGGAATATTCCGCATAAGCAAGTGTTTGACACTAACCAAGTTATGTCAGCAGTAAGACTTATACAGAAAACTAATTTAGTTAGTATTATTTCTGTTCCAGTATATGATAATTTTCAAGATAAGATAACTAGTGGTGAGGTTTTTACAGTTGCTGAAGAAAAGTTATTTGAAACTATGCAATTGTTTTTAGCAGTGAAGGTTGCTCAAGAATTGATTGATACATCTCCAAGTGCAATGGCAGATAATGCAAATGAATCGCATTTATCTTATGGAAATAAATCAACATTAATGGAGGCTCGTATAATTCGAGATATAAACAGAGATGAGGACTTGTTGGCTTTAGCTCAAACAGGTACCGATACTTTCGATACTGAAGAAATGTCTCAATCAGGCGGTTTCTATTTCGGTTAATATTTTTTGCTTAATTAGTAGGTAGAGTTAGTTGTTCTCTACCTACTTTTTTTGTGCCTTATAGTTTAAATTCTTTTGTTACTCTAATCCCTATAAATAGATTCCTATCAACTACACCTAGATTCAGACCATCTCTTGCACCATTCTCGTAATACAGTCCAGATTCAAACTTAAAGCCTCCTTTTATATTTCTAATCAAAACTGACTTTGCTCCAACCTATTCATTTGTAGTGCTTCCTACATATCCACCCCAAACTTGTAGCGAATACTTTTTATCTAATTCATAGAATAAATTTACAGAAGCCTTGCTGACCACTATATCATTCATACCTATCGCTGTTCCTGTAGAGACACTTATTCGTCTCCATTTCTCTTGACTTAATGTTACTGTAGCTATTAATAAAGCTATTGATAATAATAGTGTTTTCATTATATTTGATTTATTGTTTGTATTAATGTATAAATTAAGTGACTTACAAATAACACTCCTAGTATTGATGCTATAAGTGTCAATATATCTTTTACTGATTCATCTGTGTCTACCATTTTATTTTTGTTTTATTTTTTTCTATCAGCAATATCTTCGTCTGATAATTTAGTTATTGGTATTATTTTCACTAACTCAGATACAATTCCAAAAGGACATCCAAAGTTAATTTTCTCTTTATCGTTACTTACTTTATCAATGTTACCATAGATTCTGTCTTTAACTTTAGATGTATTGAATATCTTTATCTCTGTTTCATTATAAATAACAGTAAGGGTCTCATTGTGATTAAATGAATCTTTAGTCCATCTAAAATACTTATCACTATAATCACTGTACTCAAATTCAATACTCCCACTGTCAGCAGAGGTATTGAATCTAAAAAACAGTTCTAGAATAGTGGTTACACTCTTCATTGAAATCATGTATTATAATTCATAGTTAAATACCTGAGAAGAATTCTCATCTTCATAGAATTTATAATTATGTAAAGCTGTATTAACTTTATCTTTACCTCTCTTCATAAAGAATTCAGAGCAAGTATAAATACCTATATCATAAGGCTCTACAGTCTGTACTACTACAAATATAAACTCTTTATTGTTAAGAGAATTAGTAACACTAGCTTGTATATCATAACCTAATTCATTTGCATCATACTTGAACTTACTTAAAGGCTTAGATGTAGTTTTTAAATCAATAGATACAAAGTCAGTATCGTAATCTATAATACATAGACCGTCGAACTCTTCGTCATATCCATTAGCAATACCTTTTACAGTAACCTCTGCTTGACCATCAGTAAAGTAATCTTCAATTATTCCTGTAGCTTTACACTTTCTTAGAATCTTATTAGCAATAGCCATATCTTTCATAGATACAAACTCCTTGCCTTTATTGTCATCTGCAACAGCTGATAACCAATCTTTGTATTTCTTAGTAGAACTAGGCCTAGCTCCACCAATTTCTTTACAAATATCTCTATCGTCTATAATTATATATCTTTTAGAGAACTCATCTGGTTCTAGTATCAAGCAATGAACTAGAGTACCTAATGTCATTGATGCAGTTGTAGACCATTTCTTTTTTAAGTATGAAGTTAAACTCGATACACTTACGAACAGCTTTTTAAGCTGTGAGGGAGAGAAGTAATCTCTCCCATGTCTTAGCTCTAACATATTATTTACCTGTATATATAGTTGAATCTTTCTCTATAAACTCTCTGTAAACTGCATTGTTTACTTTGAATTGGTGATTAGAAGACTTACATAAAAGTATTCTCTGTACAGTACCAGCTTCTGTGTAGATTGTATTAACCCACTCAACATCTGTAGCACCTGTCACAGGACAAGACCATCTCGGCAAACCTTTCTTAACACCTTCATGACTAATAGTTCCCATATAAGGTCTTAGTTTCATATATAATTCTTCTGTAGTAACGATATCTCCAATGTTATAATCTACCATCTTTTGTAAATACTCTTTCTTTTGAGATGGAGTTCCATATTGAATCATTTTCCACATTCTAATACCTTCATGTGATTGCTTTAATGTTAAGCCAAAATACTTAGCCATATAAGCCATCGAGTAAGACTGTAGTTTAAAGACAGTTTTTACTTTTCTGTAGATATCAAATGATTTTACAAATCTATTTAAAGGCAGACCATGATAAGCGGCTCTAGTAGCTACTAACTTATTATCGAATGAATTATTGTTTTGACCAATTACCATATCACATTGATTGTAGTAAGTCATAAACTCAGTCATCATCTTTTTATCACAACCATCTTTCCATGTTAAAGCATAAACTTTATCTTCTCCAACATATTTCCATGCTATTGATATAATTCTAGTCTGACCTTCTATTCCCTCTACTAATTGTGTATGGTTAATATAAGTCTTACCTGTTCCCCAGTGTTCTATTCTAACTAAAGATGTTTCGATATCATATACCATAGTTTTACCTACACCACTTTTACCTTGTCTAATTTTCTTTTTCTTAACTTTTACATCAGGAATAGTGCTGTTAGTTAAAGCTCCTTGTGCTAAATATGCTCTGTATTCTGATACAGCTCTTTTTACAGTATCTTCATTTCTTCCAGCAAACGCATCTGATAAACTAAATTCGTATATGTCTTTAATCTTGTTGTTATTTACATCTATATTATGCTTTTTTAAATAACTAAATACCTCGTACTTTAATCCTTTCTTACTCATGATTGTTGTTTTAAATTAATTTAATTACTCCGTTTTCTATAGATAATTTTTCGAATGCATTATCACCATCTCCGTCTCCTAATTGTGCTATCTCTTTCTTCATATCTTCGATATAGTAAACTCCATGGCTTTCACCTTTTAAAGCTCTTCTAGTGTCTTTGATTGCGTCAAGTATAGCTGTAGATGTTATTAAACTAAAGTAAGTGTATGCTGATGCGAAATCTTTATTATACTTAAATACTTTTAACAATAACATATCTACTATCTTAGGCTTGATAATGAACTCAACATCAAACTCTGAGAAACGATATTTTAATCCTCTTCTATAAACTGACACCTCAGCGAATAGTAATATAACAGAACCAAGCTCTTCTGTGTATTTTCCTAATGAGATAGTCTCCTCCACTGCTTTCTGGATGACTTTTTTATCTAACGTCATTATTCTAATCCTAATCCATTAATAATATTATCAATCTCATTTAGATTAAGTTCAATCTCATACATACTGTATCTTGAGAATTTACTTATTCTTCTAGGACTTAGTCTTAGGTTCTGTTCGCTTATAGCTAAAACAGCTTTAATAATTGTATTCTTGAAATTTATGTTATCCTCTCTATCTATACTCATATCGTCTTGTTCGTCATTATTTTTACTATATTTTACAGGAATATACCCTTCGTCTTTAATTAACTGCTCTTCTGATTTCATTTGTTTAGTTTTAAAATTTCCTTAGTTGCCTAAGTCTATTAGCTGAACACTGTGGACAACCCTCTCTATCTGTAACGTGTGCTGATTTTCTTTTATGGAATACTCCATGAACAGGACATATAATTTTAAGTTTATTTGAGAATGTTATATCTTCTTCTTTTATTAAACTGTAATCATATTTAACGCCATGAACTTTTTCTGATTGTACTACTAAGTAATGATATCTGTTTACAACTTGTGTTCCCTTAGGACTTCTCATTTGTTTTAACTTAGACATTTTTAATCTGTAGATAACTCCATCGTAATCTGTACCTGTAAAGTAGATAGCTCTTAAACCATTTGTTCTACTTACTTTTAAAGAGAAATCAACTAAGCCAAATCTAGTAGCGTATCTTTGAGCGATTCTTCTATCTTCAGCCTCAATACCTATCTTTTTATCTGCTCCCATTTCTCTAACTCTTTTTTAAAGAACTTACCTAATACATTGTCATTAAGCCAATTACCTTTAGGATTTAATACATCTAAATTAAACATATATTTAATCTCTAAATAAGTTAATTGTTTAGGTGTACAAGACCAATCTAAAATTGTTTTAGTATGACATTCTCCGTTCTTTATTCGTTGTTTAACATCTCCATTAGATGATTCGTAAGTTCTCCAATTACTTTCTTTTACGACCATTTCATAAAGCTTCTTTCTTTTATCAGTGACAAGTGCCGCCTCTTTCTTTCCGAAATTTCTTTTTCTTCTAGAGTAGAGGTTTTTCTTACCTAAGTATTTATCACCGTTATTGAATTCTATAACATATACAAATCCAATAGCCTTACCTTGAGGTACTAAAACCTCTTCGCCATCTTTAAACCAATCCATATTATTTTGTTTTAAATTCTATTTCCTCCTGCTTGACAGGCTTCTTTTTTTTCTCATGAGCAAGTATATCTCTAGAAAACAATTTGTTTCCAAAGGCATCCTTCTCATAAAACCTAGAACTCATGTTATCGTAAAATAAACTAATTCTACCAACAGCACCCATAATTTTAGGTTTTACTTTTAGTATTTGAATAATAGTCTCATTACGTTCATAAGGTTGGTCTGTATCAGGATTAATTAATTCTACTGGCGGTCTCCATAAAGACATAACCATATAACCCTTTCTACTCCACATCATACCACCCATAGTATCAAAGAAAGTTGGTTGAGGATAGTACAACATCATTGTACCATCTTCTCTCTTCTTTGTTAGCATCTGCATAGCTTTCGTATGGATAGCTATAAATGTGTGAATGTTTTTCTCTGAACTAAATTTCCTAACCCTTGTTAGAAATGAGCCTAAAGCTATATCATCTCTCTTGTTATCTGGATTAAAGTTTAATTCAACAATAGGGTCAATAACTATTGCATCAATCTTGATATTATCTTCTTTTTCGATATCCTCTACAGCTCTGAAGAATCCTTCTGCATTTAAATCTTTTAAACCACTATCAATAATATAAAAGTGTTTTGCTAAGAATGCATAGGCATCTTCTACTTCTTTTTCAGTTGCATTAGCTACATTAGGAATATCATGTCTTAGGTATGGTTTACGTAACCTTGCCCATAACATCTCAGCATACAAGTCAGTTGGGCTACCGCCCTCAGGACTAAATATTGCTATCTTGTAATCACTATGCTCTGCTAGGTTTAATAATACTTCATATAATATAGCTGTCTTACCTACTGCAGGTGAAGCAATTATAAATGTCATACTACCTTTCTTAACAGAATACTTCTCATGAAAGTTCTCGAAGCCTACGTGGTTTCCACGCTTTAAACCATTCTCTCTTAGAGAATCTAGATTAGCACGAACACTATCAATTCTGTGTACGTTCTCATTGTTTGGTTTGCTTTCTTTTAAATCTATCATAATTATTTACTTATTTTAAATATCCTTCTAATTCTAATAATGAATCTAACTAACCTCATAAATAACTTTCTTTCTTCTAAACTCATAATGGTTTTAGAATCAAAGTCTTCGCTACCTAATGCTGCTTTTCGAATCATACCCTTAACATTTGTGTATATCTTCATCTTTTGTGTTAAAATTCCTATATCTCCTTTTAAGTCTGCATCAACTATAGTGCTACTATCTGATAATAACCCTGTTAGTTCTTGCAATTCTTGTATCTCTTTACTTATTAACCCATCTAATCTATCGACTAATAGGTCATGACTTACTTTACTCATAATGGTTTTTTATTTGTTAATATTAAATCACCTATATCATCACCATCTTTAGACGCTTCAGATTCTTCCATAACCTTATTAACACTTATACCCATTGGTTCTAATTTAGTTTTCCATAAATCATAACCACCTTTGTCAGGAATAGCGTCAACACCTAAGCCTCTAAGTACTGATAACTTTAATGGGCTTAAATTACTTAAACCTCCAGTAGCTATAAATAAATCACTACTAAAAACAAGCGATGCTATAAGACAAGTTTTTTCACTTTCAACTAGATATATTGTTCCTTTGCTTCTATCAAAACCCTCTATAAGATGTTCTCCGAATAAGCATTGCTCTAAAACAAAGTCATCTAAAAAATTATGGCTCCAATATATTCTTGAGTAAGGCTCTTTAATTCTTTTACCGTTTGTACCGTATTGAATTATTTTACCTGTTCTAAACCTATTGTCTGTATCTTTTTGATAAAAGACTGTTGAATTTCTCCACTTTTTATCAGTAGACATAACTAGGTATTTACTAAAAACATTTTTTACCCTGCTTTCCTTAAATCTAGTTATTAAGTACTTGTATAAATTGTCATTGAATTGCTCTGTATATACATCTGATTCCTTTAGGTATGTGGTAATAGGAGGCACGTACTGAAAATTGCTTACAACAACTTCGTTGCTCTCAGGTTTCTTGTGATAACCACAACTTGATTCTGAATTACATCTACCAGTATCATCTCCTAAATAATTACCATCGTTATCAATGTATTTAGCAAAACTCTTCTTCTTATTACAATTAGGACAAGTATGTCTTGAGGTCTGACCTTTGTAAGGTTCTAACTCATATTTAAACTTATTCATATTTATAGTTTTACATTAATAATAAGGGGAGGTAGGGAGCCTCCCCAATTGAATTTGGTAAGTTAATACTAGAAAGGTAAGTCATTGTCACCGTCATCTAAAGTTACATCATTCGATGCTACTTGAGCTTCTCCACCAAATACAAACTCCTTACCACTTGATTTAAGGTAGTTTTTAGGTGCTTTAGCGGCACGTTCGTCCTTACTTTGAGACTCTACTACGTAATGTGTATTACCATAGTCATCTGGAGTTTTTCTTTCCATTACAGTCATACTATAATAGTGAGAACCATTTGCGTTAACTTTGATTTTTTCTTTGTTAATCATTTTAACGTCGATACTAATGTTGATAATTTTACTCATAATTGTTGTTTTTAATTTAATTAAGATAATTCTCCTTTTGATTTTAATAAATCTACAAGACCTACTACTTCAGAGTACTTTTGTTGGCTCAAGAAACCTAATAATTGGTTCATATCCTCGATGCTGTAAGTTACCTTTGTAGGTTCTGCTTTTTCTTCTACTGCTTTTGCCATTACTTGCTTTTTAGTTTATTCATTATATAATCCAAAACTATTACCTCATTATTTTGAGATTCATAGTTTCTCCTTAATATATCATTACCAATCTTAGACGGTATAACGCCCTCAACTTCTAATAATATTTCTTTCAACTTGTTTACAGCGAAAAAAGACTTAGCATATATCTTATTCAATGCTCTCTCTCTTATTTGCGCCTCACTTAGTTTATCCATCTAGTTTTCGTTTGTCTTTATTTGACCTTCAATCTTATCTACAACCCTACTGTAGTTAGCCATATTAATATAAGTTCCTTCTGAATAGTAATCTAATGCTATAAATGCGTCTAATATAGTTTCTAAGTCATCAGTTGTAATAGCCACAAGATTAGGTGGTTGTACTTTTTCAAACCTATCAATCCTATAAGATTTAAATCCTTTATTTACATCACATTCATTAACAGTTATAGCACTGTGGCTAGTAACTCCACCAAAAGTATCTTTTACAGTATAAGTTTCACCTTCCACTAAATAGCCAGTTGCACTTGTGCAAATAACTTTGTCTCCTGTTTTTAAAGTCATTATTTATCGTTTTTATTATTGTTAAACATATCTATCTGAGCCTTATCTGTATCTTCAGCTATAGCTTTCTCTTGAGCATCTCTAATTGTTACACGTGCTT